GTGGAGATCTAGCACACCTTTTCTTCGTGTGCTTCTAATTATAAACTGTTGTGAATTTGCTTCTGACTTCACTCAGGTAGCCGGATGGCGGACCGTGTTTCTTCTTCCAGTACAGCTTCCACTTCTGGAAGACAAACGGTCACTAAGCTTCCTTCCGCGAAGGGGTTCGCTTTTGATCTATCCCCTTCACGTGAAGATGCTCTAGCGCGACGGGCTGCGGTGTCTGTTTTCGGAGAGGAGTATGTCGAGGACTGCTTTTCGAAACTTCATCGAAGTTCTCTTTCTTACGAAGCGCTAGTTGGAGATTTGCTTGAGTATGATCGGCCTCATGCAAAGTCAATCAGAACCGATCCGGTGTATCAGATGGCTTTTCAGTCAATCCGCCGGGATCTGGGCTCCCTCTCCCCCTCTTTCAAAAAGCTGATCCCTCACACCATCGGGGCCGTCCCCAAGTTACCCGACTTTCCACGCCCGAAGTCACCAGGTCTTCCCTGGAAACTGGACGGATACAGGACTAAGGGCGAAGTCGTTGATAAAGCCGAAAACGTGGCAGAGATTAACGTGATGTGGCACCATATTGGTGCTGGCATCTATCATGAATACCTCCCCGACGTGTGCTTATTTGCTCGTTCGCAAGTATGTGCCGTAGGTAAGGAGAAGATTCGCTCTGTCTGGGGTTATCCCCTCGCCGTTTACATGGAAGAAGCTCGCTTCTTTTATCCTATTATGGAGTGGTTAAAAGGCTCTGAGCATAAGTTTCCGATTGGCTACGGTTTCGAAATGTCAAAGGGAGGAATGGCTGCTATTTCCGAGATGGCGGTCAAAATCCCAAACTCCAAATATATGATGACCGATTGGAGTAAATTTGACAAGACGATACCTGCTTGGCTAATTCGTGATGCCTTTTCCCTTCTTGCGGAGTTGATTGACTTCGATCACGTACTAGATTCTGAGGGTAAAATCTGGCACGTACGTGGTTATAGAAGTCGTCGCCGTTGGAAGAAACTCATTGATTATTTCATTGAGACTCCAGTTAGGACTTGTAAAGGCGAACGGTTTTTGGTAAGAGCTGGCGTCCCTTCAGGTTCTTGTTTCACTAACATCGTTGACACAATTGTCAACTGTTTAGTGACAAGGTATCTGTCGTACCAGACTGCTGGCCACTTTCCTGTTGGGGAAGTTTATCTAGGTGACGATGGTGTTTGCGTCTTCCCTTCTTCTTCTGTGATTAATCTTGAGGCCATGTCTTCGTTGGCGTCGGACTGTTTTGGGATGGTGATGAATTCCTCCAAGTCATTCGTGACAAGGAATGTGGAAAACATCCATTTACTAGGGTATTATAACAGGCCCGTCGGCATGCCCAATAGAGATCAATCACTTCTCGTCGTCTCGTTCATCCATCCAGAGCGTTCTCGCTCCACTGCTGAGGAATGCGCCGCGGCTGCTTTGGGTCAACTATGGTCAAATTTTGATCCATCTATAGCAGCGCTGTGGTATCGTATTCTAATCTACGTTTCTGATGCTTATCTCGTAGATTCCAGCAGCGTGTTGGACCAACTGAGACGTACGGCCCACCGCCATAAGTACCTTACGCATATTGGCAGATCTCCAAGTGTACTTACCATCCCAAGACCAAATGAATTTGGAACTATTCTCGATGTGCTTCCGGATCCTGTACCACGTGTGATACCCCCCGTGCGTGATTATTGTTACTCGACTTTAGCACAGGAAGCCTTCGATTTTTGGTCTTCGTTTGATGGTGATCCAGATTTTCTGGATGGTGGAGAGTCTAGCTCAGGACTTAAAACTGAGCCGTCTAGCTCTCGACATGAAATTGAGCCTTATGTCTAGCTCTCGACTTTAAACTGAGCGGGTTTTCCTTGTTGTACCATAACAACTAGCCACAAAGTCTGTGGAACCGAGCTGGTAGCGGTGGG